TATACAGGGTCGTCTTTACACTTTAAAAATTCAACAATATTCTCCTGTGTAAATTCAATAGGAGTATTTGCCTTTTTTAAATTGGGATTACCAAGATAAACTTCACTCATTATGTAAATTAATTATTAACTTATTGTATAACCTACCTTTGCACCTAAAACAGCAGCGTTTGCAGCAAAGATTGCTTCAGTTGGTTTTTTCTCCACAACTTCTACTGCGTTACCTGGTAACGTAAAAGTTCCGATTGTTGTAGATCCTCCAACCTCATCAATAATACTTACTAATCTTGCAGTAGCACTATTATTAACGAGACGAACTGCTGTAGCACTACCAAAGGTGGATGCACCTGCAGCATTTGTGCCACACGCTGCTTCAGTACCTTTAATTAATGTGATCATTATTCTAAACTTTATTGACTATTTATGCTGTTTTTATATTCTTATTAGTTTTCTTTTTAGTTATGGGTATAGGAAGATTAAAACCAGTTCCCTTTCTAAATTTTTCTGCACCTTTCATTTTAACATCCGTGGTTCTTATGATAGTATCTTTAGGTTCATAATGCTTCGGAGTGACCGCTGGTCCCATATAACCTTCTTGAAATTCTTTGAATGTTTTCATCAGCAGTTCCACCTTCTAAGTGCTTTGTTTATTCTTGAATCAGGATCTCTTCTTGTTTTTGCAGAAGTAAGTTTCTTCTTCATACCTTTCATTCTTCTACAGAATGATAATCTTCTCTTCGCAGATTTAGAACCTTTCTTTAATTTTTTAGGATCTTTTGTAACTGCAGTTTGTAATTTAGAACCAGGATTCTCACGACGATATGCCTTGACTGCTGCTTTACTTAAACCATCAGTCTTATCTTTACGATTTACCTTTTGCCAGTCTTCATCTAATTCTGCTCTCCAGTCATAATGGTCTTTAATATCTTTTTTAATTTTTTTAATTGGATTCTTTGTAGATATACCAGTATCACTTATAATCTCATTCTTTATTTTTACATTTGCTTTGGTTGGAAAAATAGCGTTAGGATTTGTTTTCTTTTTCACTTTAATAATTTGTTTGTCTCTTGGAAACGTTATTGGTGCATCAGGTATTTTTTTCAAATCTTTCACTTTTTGAATGGCATCTTTAAAACCTTTTATTGCTAATTGTGATTTATTTTTGATGAGACTTTTGGCACCTTTTGATGATAACCTTGGAAATTTACCCATCATTTTGTCAGCACCTGTTCCAAGAATAACTGACTTCCCAAAAGCATGCTTCAAGAATTTAAACTTCTCATCCAATTCAATATTAGATTCTTTAATTGGTTTTGCTTTAATTATATCAACAGTTTCAATTTCTGTAAACTTGATGTCGTCAATATTCCAATCTTGAATTGTGAGTGCTTCATCTGTAATATCCTCATTCATTGCTTTTTCTAACTTCTTTGCCTGTTTTTCATGAGTTTTAGATCCTTTCTTTAGATTCTTAACTAATTTTTTTATAAATGGTTTATCTTTTTTATCTAATTCCTCTACAACTTTAGTCACCATTACAGTTGGTCCAACTTCTTCTTTCTCTTTTTTCTTTTTCTTGCCAGCTAATGCTTTTTTAGCAACCATTCCTGCACCTAACATAGCTGCTTTTACTAATAAAGGAACAGCTTCTTTGATTTCACCTCCTTTTAGCGGTCTCAACTTAGGTGGAATTATATTTCCCTGTGCGTCTGTTTTAGGATAATAAGGAAGCTTATTAAACTTAGGTGGAATTATATTTCCCTCTGCGTCTGTTTTAGGATAATAAGGAAGTTTATTAAACTTAGGTGGAATTATATTTCCCTGTGCGTCTCTTTTAGGTCTATAAACTTCATCAATTTTTTTCTCAGGAAGTTTTGCATGTTTTGTAGATGCATATTTTTTAACATCAGATTTTTTCATATCTGCAGCTGCTTTTGCAGTCTCAGGTGTAGTTGGTTCTTGCTCTCCTTTTTGAATAGCACGAACTATTCCAAAAAATCTTTGTTGCTTCTTACTAAGTGCTTTTTCTTTAATAACCTCTTCACCATAATATGCAGTGCCATCTCCACCAGTTTGTAATGGTTTTACTTTAGTGCTTATTTTTTTCACACTATCAGTCTGATTTACAATAGCAGGTCCGTAATTAGTATTCTTTAGTTTTGTTTTTTCCTGTATGTCAGAAGAAGTATCGTTTACTTCTTCTTCTTGGACTTTTTTACGCAGTTTGGATACCTCTTACCAAACATTGTTTTCATTCCTTTCTTTTCATAACCAGGCCAACACTTCTCATCAAGTTCTTGTCTCCAATTATAATGATCTGCCATTGGTGCTGGTGGTGCTGGTTGTGGTTTTCTATCCTTCATTATTGGTTTTCTATCCTTCATTATTTCTTTTGTTATCTCCCTAGTTCTAAAGTCTTTGGAAGAAGTTTCTGTTTTTCCTTGCACCACACTACCAATTTTTTTTGCTGTATTTGCTACTTTTCCTACCATTTCATTTACTTCATACTCAACTTCTTCCTTACGACTGTTACCCCAGTTTGCAGCACCGACTTTACGACACTTCACTAATGCACCTGACGCATATGCACTTGGCCATACTGAATATCTTGACTTAACCTTGTAGTAACAAGCATCTTTTGTTCCACTACCCTTTCCTTTCTTATCTTTAACTTCGTTTAATTCTTCTGCTTCTTCTAATAATGCATCTCCAACATTTACATCATTCTCTGCAAACCAACCACGATTTACTTCAACTGCATATCTGACTTCACTATCAGGATAAACAGGGACAGGATTCATTGGATCTAATTCTTTAATACTGTCAATTGTACCATCTTCTTTAATAAAAGCAATGTCAAGAGGAATAAAAGTATTCTTCATATGGAAAGTCCAATAATCATTACTTTCAAATATGAATAACATACCTCTGTCTTGTTCCAAACTCTCACGGAACATCAGACCTAATCTAAACTCACCATCATTTTGTGGAACTTCAAGTTGAAGTGGTAATGAGATAAATTCTTCCTTCATTTTCTTTTTCTTTTTAGGTTTGTCAGTTGCAACATAAGTTGGTTTTGCAGCACCAGTTTTTGATTGCTGGTTAGGATCTGCTGCTCTTTTTCTACGATGTGCTGATTCTCTCTCTTTCTTACTCATACTATCATATTTAGAACGAGATACACACTTTGGTACTCCCTCGCCTGGTTCATCACTCGCACAGGTTCCACCTGTTTTAACATTTACCCATCCACCTTTTCCGTCTTTTGATTTAGAACCTTTAAACCAAGAACGTAGTGTTCCCTCTTTGACACTTTCTTTATCAGTCATATAATCTGCTGCAGTATCAAGATAATCTGCTGCTTTTGTGATTTTAGACTGAACCCAAGCCATTTCATTACCTTCACCTTTACCAACTTTCTTTTTAATTTTTTTCGCAGCGACCATTATATTATCAGTCTGACGACGAATCATTTCATATTCGTGATCGCCATGCTTTGATTCATTCATCGCTTTGGTTTTCTTTTTCATTGAGTTGATAAACTTTCTATAGACAGCTGCTTCAGAGGTTTTACCCATCACTCTTGCTCTTTGCTCCATAGCAATTGCTGCTTGAATTTTATGAGCATGTGATCGACCTGATTTCCTAATTTTTGCCACGCTCGCTTTCGCTGTTGCGACATCCTTAAAACCAAGTCCATGAATAGTTCCTTTAGGATCTTCATCAGTGTATAAATCAGAATGTTTTTTTGACTTTGCAGGTTGTCCTTTTTTACGGGCAATGCGAGGATTGGATTCCTCAGTCATTTTCTTCTTTTTACCCGCACAATGTGCTTTCTGACTAAAACCTTTTGGGTTGTTGCAATCAATAGACTTTTTATACTTTGCAGACCATCCTTCCTTAACAAGAAAACCATCCTCACGGACAGTATACCCTTCAGGAATAGGTTTACACTTTTTATCAGTGTTGCAATAGTATTGTCCCTTCTTACAGGAAGTCTTCGCCATTATACAGACTATTCAGAGCTATTATTATTTAGCAATCCGTCTTTTAACATCTTTGAGAGTTCACTTGTAGAACCAACAAAGAGTGCGTTGTTTGTAACTGTGCCTTGTTTCTTTGGATTATCCTCTTCTATATCTTTAACTTTTTTATGTAAATCTGCTAACTTATCTGTTGTATCTGCAACTGATTTTATAAGTTGTCCTGCAACTTCATATGCCCTCGGACTTGCAGTTTCCCCTGCAACTTCCATAATACCGTTTATTGCTTCTTGACCTTTTTCTATGAGTGAATATAAATTACCTCTTGTATAATCATAGTCCTTTTTAACTTCATCAACTTTGGTTACTTCATCTGCTTTGACAATAGCATCAACCTCAACACTACCATCAGTGTTGAAAGTATCATTTAATGAATCGTAACCTTTTGCCATTATTTCTTTATCCTCTTTAACATCAATTCAAGTGCTCTCTTCCTCGATTTGTTTCCTTTACCTGAACTTAAAGGTGGAGTTTGCAAGCTCGCTGCATTTGGTCCTACTTCAGATGGTTTGAAACCTTGCATTTTATCCATTTGCCTAGCAGCAAAGTTCTGTTGTAACTTTACATTTGCGTCAAACATATCCACTTTTCCTTGTTTTGCAAGTCTAGGTAAAATAGGATTCTTTACACCATATGAAAACGCATCAACACCTGGTTCTACTCCTATCATTTTTTGTTTCATAAACTGACCTCGACCAAAACTAAATTTGTCTACATTTTTATATTTGTTTTTTAAACTACTCACTCTGTTAAATTGTTTTAAATTAATATCAGGATTAAATTTTGAAACAGTTTTTCCAAATTCAGTGAATTTTACATTAGGTAAAACTTTACGAATACCCCTACTACCAAACTTTGTTAAAGCTTTAGTTATATTTTCTTGTAATTGTTTAAAAGTTTTCATTAGATATCTACCCCTCTATTCGGTGCAAACTCTTTACCATCACCAAAGAATGTACTTGTTTCTGTAAATCCAAAATCATCACCTGGTTCGATAAATGGTGTATCATCAGTATCTATAACACCATCATCGTTATAATCTTGTTTTGGTTTAGGTACAACAGTGTATCTCTGCTCTCTTTTTGCAGTTCTTGTATTTGTATCTGAATAGTAATCCAATTGAACTTTTTTGATAAGTCCCTCTGGTGTTTGTGCGATATGATTGAAGAAAAATGTTTTTGCTGTAAATGAAAGTGTATAAATTAATGCTCGTCTTGTTGCAAAATCTCCTTCATAATCATCTTGTTGTGCGATGTTTTGAAGAACCATCGGAATATCTCTTTTCTCACCGATTGATTTTACTAAGTCAATTGATATATTAAAACCTGGTTGGAAAAATGGTAGTATTTGCTCTAGTATTTGTAATCCATCATCCTGTAATTTTACTAGAATATTTAAATCAAAACCAAGATTGTATGGAACAGGCATGAATACCTTTTTCATTTGATCGTTATTAACATCCTTTGCTTTGAAAGTTTGAGTTATACCTGCTTTTCTTGTAGAGTCATATGATATATTTGTAATCTCAAATGACATTCGAGGTAATGTAATTTGAGTCGCTTTGTTTAATTCTGCTTGCTGCGTAATTCTAGCTAAAAACTTTTGTCTTGGTCCATATGCAATCGGAACTTTAACATCGGATATAATATTTCCCGCACCATCATCGTGACGAACATGAATATCATTAAACAGTGTACCAAATGCAATAACTGTTTTTCTTATAATTTCGTGATAAAAATAATTGCCTAACATTAGAAACTACCAAATGGATTTGATTCAGAGAAGTCAATTAACAAGTCTGCTTCTGACTCAAATATATCGCCTTCATTATATTTATCGTCTGTGTCATCATCGAAGGTTGAGACACTGAATAGAGCACCTGATGTAAGACCTTTAATATCTTCACCAGCAAAGAATCCTGTAGTTGTTGTTCCAATACCGACATTACCTACTTCAAGAACTCCTGTATCAGCATCCCAACTCTTAACTCTTGCCTGTGTTCCAGAACGCATACCTTGAACTACCTCATTGAAGAAATAAGTACCAATGCCACTGATTGTCTCTGGATCAGCAATTGTAATTGTTGGAGATCCTGTGTATGCTGCACCAGGATTAGATACAAATATTGAATTTACTTGATTAAATCCGTTACCAGCATCACCTATTGATGCAATACCAACAGCTCTATCAGAAGCGATACCAGCATTTGGAATTGGAATAGTCACTGTGGGAGCAGTACCAAATCCGATACCATTATCGGTCATAGTAAATCTTATTATACCGTTTGATGTTGTATTAATAGAGCAAGTTGCTGCTGCTCCAGTTCCACCACCACCTGATATTGTAATTGTTGGTGGTGTAGTATAGTTTGCACCAGCATTAGTTAATAATATTTTATCTATTGATGTGACATTTGCTATTGAAGTTGTAAATGCTACAGCAGTTGCATTATCACCCGCCTGTCCGCTTGGGGATGTGCTTATTGAAACAACAGGAGTCCCTGTAAATCCTGAACCATCATTATTCAAGAATACTTCACGAATATATCCAGTTCCAAGCACTGGTGTTGTGGTTGCTGTTCTACCAACACCAACTAATTGAAGGGTTGCAATATAACCTACATCATCAACTTGTGTATCAATCGCTTCAATAGAGGTATCAATAACCTCATCTTCGTATTCAAAGAGTTCACACTTAAGTTTGTAAACGTAATTACTTCCTAACTGATAGAAAGGTTCTTCATGTTCTACAAATTTAATTTCAAATAATCTTTGACCTAAAGGAAAAAATACTAAATCACCTTCACGAGGTCTTGATGATAATTCAATATCATCATCTGCATCCATAAATGGAGCGATAAATTCTTCAAATCTTTCTTTTGAGATGGTAAGAGTTACTTCGTCTCTTAAACTCATACCAAATTTTGTTAATACATCTCCAGCACCTGCGTATCCATCATAAGTATCGACATATGCTTCAAGAGAAAAATTATCATCAAATTTTGATGCAGTGACTTCTTCTATAATTGTTGATTGGTTAACAAATTTTCTAGGTATAAAAGTTATTTCAACACCGTAAATTTTAAGATGTTCGTTAATTAAACTCTGAACTAATCTCTGTTCTCCTCTTGAACCTTGTAGAAAATGTGGATTTAATGCCATTATTCATCACCCAATGAAGTCTAGAGGAGGTGTCTCATAGTCCATCATCATTCTTGACCTGAGTTCCTCTAATTCTCTGACTCCATCATCATATATCTCCCTACCATTCAATTCAATTCCACCTGGTAATTTAGTTCCTCTAAACTTAATTAAGTTCATACCCCACTGTTTTTTCATCAATGCGACGAAATACCTTTTTACAAATGGATCATTATATACCTGATTGTATTCTTCAGGGTCAAGTGCACGAAAACAATCTATCACAATAAAATCATCTTTTTGTTGTGCTCCCCAATCAATATCTAAATATAATCTATCTTGTCTTTGATTAAATCTTATTTGTTTATCAGTAGTAAGTAAAAAATCAATATCCTCAAGATACGTTTTAGTCATTGCATATTGCAATAAATTAACGGAATTAAAATAATATAAGTCATTTAAAAATAATTGATACTTTATACTAAACATTCCACCAGAAATAGAACTTGTATCAAACTTGAATATTCTGTTTACACCTACCACGTGGTCAGGAATTGCTATGAAATTAGAAGTCTCGTAAAAATTACTTGATACAGTTCCTGCAGTATTTGTAGATATACCCGTTGTAGTAACTATACCAACACCATCTGTCCCTTTTGCTGAACCTCTATCAATATCTTCCTGTGTTATCTTATATTTTAAATACATTCTCTCAATGCCATTATAATGACGCTCTTGATATAACTGAAGAGTATCATCGAGTGCATCGTGTATCTGGTCAGTATCAAGGTTTATCTCCAATACAGGATAACCCAGTTTACGCAAACCGAAGTTAATAAGTTGTCCTCTACTGTTTGGTGCTGCCATTACTCTCCGTGAGATTTGCGATTTCCTCTAAAAGTTCATGCTTTTCCTTTTCATAATCATTTTTTAGAGTTTGGAGTTTTG